ACTTACTAGTTGAATGTTTGTATTATAATGTTCGCATACTTGCAGTAGACGTAATGTAAATTCATAATTCTGTGCCCAAACCTTAGGCACATCTCTTTCTGTTGTATCAGATATTGCTCCGCAATGGACTACCCAATCGTAACCTTCTACGTTAGGTACAACATTCTCTACCCAATCAAATCCTTCAACTTCATGCTCTTTGGTTGTAAGATAATTGGCAATGTAACTACCAATAAATCCTTTATGTCCTGTTACTAATACTTTCATCTTTACCTCTTTTATATTGTACTATCATTTCTTGTCGTTGTCAATCTTTTTAATTATATTACTTGTGCTATGACCTTTGACAGTTGGAAATATCACAACTTCAGCGAGATGATTGCCTACTGTGGTTTCAATTGTATAATCCCCACCTTTTACAATAATATCAGGATTAACTTGCTCAATAGTTCCTAATGGAGTTTCTTCGTCAAAAATAATTACCTCGTCAATATATCCTAGTTCTAATAGTAACTGCTTACGTGTTTCTTGATCGTTGATGGGTCTTAAATCACCTTTTAAACTCTTTACACTAGCATCGCTATTAATGCCCACCACAAGCCTATCTCCTAAGCTGTGTGCGTGTCTAAGTAGCTTTAAATGGCCAATATGTAGTATATCAAACACTCCGTTTGTCCATACAATCTTACCATGTAATTCCTGTTTTGTAATTACAGCAACACCTCTTTTTTCAACATTACGAGCCGCGCCATAACATGCTAATTCACATGCATCAAATATATCCATACCGCGTTCATGTCCATAAACAATAATAGCAAGTACAGTATCTCCAGCACCAGTTACGTCAGCAACTTCTTTTACTGACTCTTGAAAATGTTTGTATTCTCCTATAGAATTAATAACATGAATTCCTCTTTTACCATCTGTTACTACTAACCAACTCCAGCCAAATTTTTCCATTGCTTGTTTAGCACTATGTAAGTTAAATTCTCCAAACCATGATACATACTCTGACATATTAGGCTTTACTAAAAATGCATCTTTGTAAATTTCTGGTCCTTGTTTAGGATCTACAAACACTGTACAGTTTCTTCTTACTAATTCTTTCACAGTATTTTCTGTAACTGTGCCTTTATTATAATCACTTATAACAACACAGTCATTAGTAATAACACTATGTAAAAGTTTTTGAAAAGCATCTTTGCCTACATATTTTTCTTCTCTATCCCATCGACAAATATGTTGTCCGCCTTGTCCTACAAGTCTTGTTTTTGTAGTAGTAATTTCTTGCTCACCTGATATTTGTAAATTCAAATCTGTATTTTCAAGCATTTTACGCAGTTGTAATCCTTCATCATCTTGTCCTACACAACCAAACATACTAACCTGATCATTTAAAGATTGAAGATTAAGAGCCATATTGGCCGCTCCTCCGATGCTATATTTTTGATCTTTTTCAAGTAAAATAGGCACAGGTGCTTCGGGACTAATACGTCTAGCGTTGCCCAAAATCCAACGATCGAGCATTATGTCTCCATAAACTTTTATCATTTACATATTCCTTATATAATCTGTATTGTCTGGTAAGTCTTTACTCATATTATCAAAGTCAGTGACATGATAAGCGTAAGCACTATCTCCTACAATCTCATCATCGTTGAACTTAACTTCTTTTTCAGCAACTTCAGATTTCAGTGCGCCAGTTCCTGCTAACACATAACTCCACAAAGGCCATCCTGCACTTCCTTCTTGTCTAGGGAATAAAGTTGCATTAGGTACTCTGTGTTTACATACTTCATGCATAGAGTTTACAAAGTCAGTTGATGTTGCTCCACTGTTAATATATTTCCAAAAATCAGTATCTTTACGTCCACATGTATAATGAGCAACTAAAAAGTCCTTCATGGTATCATATAAATGAGCATTCTTTTTATTATAATCATCAACAGTACCAATATTACAAGTGTCATTTTGATCCTTGCCTAAGCAACCATAAACAAAATGTTTTAGTTGCATAATAGTTGTGTGTATGCTTGTAGCTTCTAATGGTTCAGCAAAAGCCGCACATAGTCCTATTGATAATACATTTTTAATCCAAAGTGTTTCTTGTCTACCACTGTCAAATTTAATATGCCTAATCGGATCAACCTTACGTCCTATTGTCTGTTCTAGTTCTGCATGTGCTTGATCAGGAGTAACAAACTCATCGCTGAATACATACCCACAGCCTCGCCTATTTTTTGTAGGTATTTGCCAACACCAGCCATTGTTTTGTGCCCAAGCATTTGTTACAGGCTGTATAACTTCGTCATCTTCATAAGGTAATAAAAAAGGCAACGCACCATTTACAGGCAAATTTTCTTTATAGCTTTTCCATTTACCACCTACTGCTTTCATTAGCACTTGATTGAACCCACTAGCATCAATAAACATGTCGCCTTGGACAGTATCTCCATTACTTAACTTTACTGACCTTACAAATCCTGACTCACTATCAAGTTGTACGTGTTCTACTTCACTGTCAATATGTGTAACTGTATCACAAATTTTCTTAAAGTATTGACCAACTTTGTGTGCATCAAAGTGATATGCATGATTGCCATTGATTTGCACAAAGCTATTTTTATTATGGTGTATTTTATATCCTAATTCAGTTGCAAGATGCAAGTAGTTTTGATCTCTATACCCCAACGCATGTTGAAAAACAATATCACAACGGTCATTACTTGTAGGTGTACCATCAATTGGCCCATAGTAAAACTTACTAGGATCCTCATTCCAACCAATATGTTTTATACCTAACTTGATTGTAGCATCGCACTCTTTAATAAAGTCTTGTTCATTACAACCAAAGTCAAACATTTCATTTTGCACAATGTTTGTTAATGATCCTGTACTTCCTTCACCAGCACCTATAATGCCAATCTTACTACTTTCAATACAAGTGACAGTGTGGTCCGGCCTTATTTTGCTTATCATAAGTGCGGCCAGCCAACCTGCTGTGCCTCCTCCAACAACAACTATTTTCATACCAATTGTCCTCCGTCGCCTCGTGATGCATACCTCTGATACCAGTCAGTACCGATGTTTGTACTTTCAATAGCGTCTACATGGCTTACACTTGAAAGCATACGCACTTGCTCAGCAACAAGAAAATTCTGCATGATATGATCTAATTCTCTTGGATTGATATAGTTTAAGTCTTTATTCACAGGATAGCCCATTTGTATTAGCCATAGTTGCCAGTTAGGTGAATGGAATAGTGTTGTAGAGTCAACATTAGAGTAAAACTTTTTGTTAGGATCCTTTAACCAACGTTCATAATATAGATGTTTGTCTGACTTGACATGTGTTTCTTTAACAAAATTCCAAAAAGGTGTGTCCCATTTTGTATCTGCATAGTGACTGTTAATAAAGTCAACTGCATCTTCGTACCAATAAGACATTTCTTGATTATATGCATCAATATCTCTTTGACTATATGCGTATTGTGGTATTCGTTGTGCAAGTTTTTGTATACCCGTAGTCATACTTGCAAGTCCTGTTGACTCTAATGGTTCAATAAATCCGCCACTGAGTCCTAATGATACAACATTATTCTCCCAAAAATTTTCGCTGTAATAAGGAACCCAATCAATAACCTTTAAGTCTTCAGGTTTGATCCTTCCTTGCCAATGATCGCAAAAATATTGTTTTGCTGTATCAATATCTGTGATATCTTTATTAAATACCATGCCGCTACCAAAGCGTGATTGTGTAGGAATTTTCCAAATCCAACCATGATCTACAGCAGGACAACTTACATAAGGCACACATTCTTTTTCAAAATCTTCATAAGGAACATGCCCAGCAACAGCAGTGTTTGTAAACAATCGACCGTTGCCTAAAAGTTCTACACGCTTTGCCTTCTTAAGTATAGAGGCAAATCCTGTGCAGTCTATATAAAAATCTGAATAATGTTTTTGTCCGTTTTTAAGTCCTAAACTCTCAATGTTGCCTTGATCATCACGATGTACATCTATTACTTCACTTTTAATTACATTCACATTTTGTCCACAATGTTTTTGTAATGCCTGTGTTAATTTACCTGCATCAATATGATATGCTAGTGTTTCAAATGCACCCCACATATCTAATTTGCCATTCATAGTTGTATCAAATGTTGGCAATGCATACTTTTTAAAATTAGTTTCTTGTTTATTATGAGCCCATACATCATATTGGGTACATGCTTTATCAAAATAGCTTCTATTTAAATAGAAAGGATGCCAAACACTGTCGTCGGGGTTACGCCACCCAGGAAAGTCAATGCCTGCTTTATAGGTACCATCAACTTCTTTGAACCATTGTGTCAAATTCAAACCACATTGTCTTAAAAAATGAGGGAATGTAAGCACTGTAGCTTCACCAACTCCTATAGGATTTCCAACTTCTTTATCAATTACTGTTACAGGAATATCCCACATATTATTTTGAATATATGTTGCCGCTAACCAAGCCGCTGATCCTCCACCTACAATAGTAATATTCTTTAATTGCTTCATTTCTTATCCTGTTCTAAAAAATCTATAAGGCTAAAAACAGTTTCAAACTTAGCTTGATTTGTTTTGCTCTGTAAAGTATTCCTTAAACCCATGTGTATTGGCTTAGGCCATTTACCATAACTTACCCATGCATAACCATCATGCTCTACATTTAGTTTTGGTAAAAATTCTTCCTTTACAATACATACATATGTATGGAAGCTAAACTTTTCATCAGTGCTAATAAATGTTTCTAGTGGAATAGTTTTTACAATATCTGGTAATTTACCAATTTCTTCTTGTATTTCTCTTTTTAATGCAGGCCAAGGTGCTTCATTTTTGCCATTAGTACCACCTACTAATCCCCATACATTTTTTTGTTTACTTTGGGCACGATGTAATAGCAAAAAACGTTTTGTTTTAAGAGAATAAAACAACGCACCACTACAAATAATTTCTTGCTTCATGCAAGTACTTATTTTATAATGCTAGCCGCCAGGTGCCTTTTCGGTATTCGCCTTCGAAGGAAAGTATCCATTCTGTACCAGTCCATCTGTATTGTACACCAGTATTTAAATTTGTAACATATTTTGTTGTAGTTCCTGTATCTGAACTTGCATCAAATACAACATGCCAAGCAGTTCCGTCCCATTCTACAATATCATTTTCTCCAGCTACAAAATCACTGTTATCTGCATTTTTCCATGCATCTGGTCCGTCATATCCTGCTTGTCCTACATTTGAGCTTGTATTAATTGCTCCTAATAAAAGTAAACGTAAGCCTGCTACTTTAGCAGTAGTTGGGTTGTATTTTCCTGGATCAATAATAAAATCTATTGAACCTGTATTATTTCTTCCTGCTGGTGAATTTAAATTGGTATTAGTCGGAATAGTATCTTCATCCCAAACTATTATAAGTTGTGTTTCGTCTAAACTGTTTATAGTAACACTTCCGTTTACACTCATGCCGCCTGCTTCACCTGAAAGAGTTGCTCTTTGTAATTGTAGTTGAGACAAGCCTGCACGGTATTGTCCAGGTAATGCTTCAATAAGTGTAGGCCAACGTACTGCGCCAGCAATTCCTCTATCCACTATTTGTGCAATATTATTCATTACAATTATATCATAATCTTTATATGTAGAAACACCAACATTAACTCCATTACGTTGAACTCTATCTTCCTGCTTATTCATAGATGGTAGTTCTTCCGGAGAATCACTAAATGCTTTAAGTTCAGGAATACTTGTTCCTAAATTAATTGTTCCAGCACTTTCATCAAAAATACTCATTACTACACTTGTAATAACTCCTAATTTTTTAACTTTTGCTGGAAGATTTATGTATATAGGTGTACTAAAACTTAACTGTGCTACATCGATTTCACTTTCAGTTCCTATAGGAATAGCTCTAGAACTAAAATTCATTGCAGTCAATTCTACTGTAGTTAAACTACTCCAATCAACATAATTGTCTGTTGTCTGTATTTCTAAACTAGGATTGAATAACATTAACAGTTGTTCCATTATTTGCAATTTTTGGTCAGTGTTAGTTGACCAAATATCTACATTGACTTGAAGCGTATAAGGACTAGGCATAATACGTTCTACAGTATAGTTTTTACCTTGTGTATTCAAATATTCTTTATTTTCAGAGTCATAAGCACGTTCTCTAATATGTACTTTACTTGTAAACGAACTGTCGCTAGTACGTGTTCTGTCCTGTTCTAGTCCAGTTACATAAACTGCCATACGAGGAGCACTTGGAATTTTGTTTTCAGAATTATCTCTTAAAATATGACCTACTTGACGTGTGATATCACCGTACATCACCGGAACTTGTACGATTTTACCGTCACCGTCTTTATATGAAAAGTTACTAAACAGTCTTATTAACTGTGTAATATATCTTCTTATTTGTCCGTCATAAAAATGTTGCATTATTTTTTACATCCACAATCTCTAATAAAGAAATGTACAATAGCCATTGTAAACCACATCCATGTCATTTCGCCAATTCCAAGTAGTGTATTACTGTGAGCAAAGTGCATAGTGTGATCCATTGCCGCGCCAGCACCCATTGACATTGGCATCATATCTAGGAAGAAAAAATAAATTCCTAAAATTAAAAATATTAATCCTGCAAATTTATGTCTCATGTATTATCTGCCTTTGCTTTTAGTGCTTGACTTAATCCTTGTCTTTCTTTCACAGTATCGCCTCCAATTTTAGCTTCATTTGTGTTATTTACAAATGTTCCTTTTTGTGTTTGTTTAGTGTCTGTATTTGACAATGACATTCTTACATTATCTTCCATTTTAACCCATCTTCTTCCATCATATCTAAATAATCTATTTGGAAACATATCAACTCTTAAAAAATAATCACCTTCAACTTGCGAAGTTGGAAAACCTATGCCACTTCCAAATGCTTCACCGTTTGGTGCTAGTCCGTCTCCAATAATATAGCCCTGATAACCTTCACGTTCTGGTGTTTGATTTACTCTATCTGCTAATTCATTTTGTGTGCTTGCATCAAGTTCGCTACTATCTGTAGTAACAAGTTCAGGCACACCTCTATCATCTACTTGCAATGTATACAAGTGACTTGTATCATATCCTGATTTAGGAGCATCTGCTTCAGCTTGAGCAATTACAGCATTGTTGACTTGCATTTCTGCTTCGTATGTACTTAGAACATCACGTAAAGTTTGTGAACTTCCTTCTTGTGCAGGTAAATCAAGAATTTCTTTAAACTCTTGACTGTCTACAATCTGCTTCATTTTTATTCTATATAAGTGCGGATACCAAGTTTGTGAAAATCCTTCACTAGCTCTGTTAACATCTTCTACTACATAAAAACGCTTTAATGCTACACTAAAATCATTTAGTGCATTTTCATCTTTTAAGTGTGGAAGCTCTATTACATCACCAGACATAATTTTACGTCCAAGTGTTTTGACACTATAATTTATAGGTATCGTCATAAAAATAATATCATTC